CTGCTATTTCGCGAGAAATTGATTTTTAGTGGCACTGGCAAATCTGCCGCCATCGATAAAGCCGCCGCTGAGTTTGGCGCAAACCGCGCCACCATTTACAAGTGGGTGGAACTGGTAAAAGGGCTAGAGCGCAGCAACTGGCTTGCGCATTTGCTCCCCCAGCATGAAGGCAAGCCCAAACGCAGCGCAGAATGCACGCCTGAAGCGTGGGACTTTTTTAAAGCCGATTATCTTCGTAATGAACAGCCATCAATCGCCAGTTGTTACGAGCGTCTTAAGCGTGCAGCAAGAGCAAACGGTTGGGCTATACCCGCAATTCGAACCTTTAACCGCTGGACGACCGAGCGCATACCGCACTCGGTACGCATCCTGCGCCGCGAAGGTGAGCATGCCTTATCCTCTCGCTTCCCCTCGGTTGAGCGCACCGTGCGCAATATGCACGCGCTGGAGTGGATTAACGGCGACGGCTACCAACACAACGTTTTTGTTAAGTGGCCAGACGGCACTATTGACCGTCCTAAGACGTGGTTTTGGCAAGACGTACACGCACGCAAGATTCTCACGTATCGAGTAGATCTTACCGAGAACACTGACTCGATACGCTTGAGCTTTGGCGATCTGGTTGAGCAGTTCGGTATTCCATATCACGCCACTATCGATAACACCCGCGCTGCTGCCAATAAATGGATGACCGGCGGTGTTCCCAATAGATACCGCTTTAAAGTGAAAGAAGATGACCCGCTGGGCATCTTCCCTATGCTGGGTGTGCAGGTGCATTGGACTAGCGTGGATAAGGCCGGTACCCAAGCCAAGGGCCGTGGTCAAGCTAAGCCGATAGAGCGTGCTTTTGGTGTGGGTGGATTGGGTGACTACGTTGACCAGCACCCTGATTTTGCTGGCGCGTACACGGGGAAAAATGTTAACGCCAAGCCAGAAAATTACGCGTCTAAAGCGATTCCGCTTGAAGATTTTGTGCGGGTTCTAAACGAAGAAATTCTTCACTGGAATGCTCGTGAAGGCCGTCGGACTGAAATGGCTGGCGGCATATTAAGCTTTGATCAGGTGTTTAACGAATCGTATGCCGTAGCACCAATCCGCAAGGCAACTGAAGCCCAGCGCCGCTTGTGGCTACTTACCGCAGAGTCGATCCGCGTAGATAAAACCGGCTGCTTTACCTTAGAAGCCGGTGCACGAACGGGCCAAGGTCGTGACGGCCGCAACCGCTACTTTGCACAAGAGCTGCTGGAATACGGCGACCGTGGCATCAAGATTGTGGTGCGCTTTGACCCAGATCACCTACACGAGAGTGTGTATGCCTATACGTTGGATGGCCGCTTTATTTCCACCGCAGACTGCCTAGAAGCCAAGGGCTTTGGCGACAGCGACGGCAGCCGCATTTACAGCCGCGAACGCAAAAAATTCATTAAAGCCACCAAGGCCGCAGCGGATGCTGAAATGCGCATGGATCTGGCTGGTGTGTCTCAACGCCTCCCTCGCCCAGAATTGCCCGCGCCTGTTGCAAGCAAAGTAGTACGCCCGGCGCGTGCCTCCATTGAAATGCCCGACACCAAATCGCCTGACGAATATTGGACGAAGCAAGCCGAGTCCTCTATGGCCGAAGTAGAGGCCCTATTTGAACCCCAAGCACCGCAGCCAGAAAGCACCGCATATCAGCGCTGGTTAAGAGTGGGCGAGGCAATGGAGCAAGGCGAAACACTTTCGCAGATCGACGCCAAATGGTGGACGAAAAACGAAGCAAACCCTGAATTTACAAACCGAAAACTAATGGAGGACTGGGACAAAGAACTAGAACGGACAGCCAGCAGCAACTGACTGTCCGGTAGATCGTCGACTACATGACTAATCAACAACAAGGAAATGATACATGACAATCACCGAAATCGACAACATTAGCGGCATGGCACCGCTGACCAATATGGCACTGACCAAGGCCGCAGTGGAGCGCGCACAAAACCGCGCCGAGTCACTGCCTGGCATGGTAGTGATGTTTGGCCCCAGCGGATTTGGCAAAAGCTACAGCGCCACGTTTGTTGCCAATACCTTGCGCGCTCACTACGTAGAGTGCCGCAGCTCCTGGACAAAAAAGGCCTTGCTCGAAGCCATACTGCTCGACATGGGCATTACCGCCGCCGCCACCATTTACAAAATGACCGACCAAATATCCGAAGAATTAGCCCAAAGCCAGCGGCCGCTGATCATCGACGAAGTCGATCATATCGTTGACAAAAAAGCGGTAGAAATCATTCGCGACATTTACGAAGGCAGCAAAGCCCCCATGCTGTTAATCGGCGAAGAAAAGCTACCGGCCAAGCTCAAACGCTGGGAGCGCTTTGACGGTCGCATATTAGATTGGGTGCCCGCCCAACCGGCAACCGACAAAGACACCGCCAGCCTTTGCCGTGTGTATGCGCGGGGAATCGACATAAAGCCAGACATACAAAAAGAAATCACCCAGCTGGCGCGCGGCAGCGTGCGCCGTATCTGCGTCAATCTAGATAAGGTTCGCAGCATCGCAGAGCAAGAAGGCTGGGACAGCGTGGACAAAAAACGCTGGGCCGGTCGCGGCTTCTACACTGGCCAAGCGCCAGCAAGGAAGCTGATATGAATACCCTTAAACGACCCGCCAGAGGAATGGGGCGCAAGCCAGTCAATATAGGTCATTACGGTACCCAAGATGCTATTTGGCGTGCTATTCGCGAGCTGGAAGCCTTCACCTGCGAGCAACTCATTTGTCATGTAAGCAAAGACGTCGCGGTGAACGACCACACCGTTAAAAGCTACTTAGACCGCCTAGTAAACGCCGATTACTTGAGTATTAAAAAAGTGCCTAAGCATCGCGGTGTTTGCGTAGAGGCGACCTACACCCTAATTAAAAACACCGGCGTTGAAACCCCGCGCCTGCGCAAGGACGGCGGCAAAGTCACTCAAGGCATTGGCCGCGAATGCATGTGGCGAAGCATGAAAACCCTCGGCGAGTTCGACTGGCTAGAGCTGGTATCCGTCATTAATGCCGACGGCTATTTGGTGTCCGAGGCCAGTGCCAAAGAATACTGCAAAGTATTGGCCCTCGCTAAATACCTGGTCGTGGTGCGGCAGGGCCGAGGCACTATCCGTTCTCGCTATCGGCTATTGCCCTCTAAATGGACAGGGCCGCGACCGCCGCAAATTCAACGAACCAAGTCCCTGTTTGACGCCAACCTAAACAAGGTCGTATGGCAGCGCGGACCACGAGGCGGTGACGTATGAATGCACTTTTGATCAGTGAACCAGCATGGATATTAGCCCTACGCGAGCAAGTCGCCGCCAAGGGGCAGCGCGCCGTTGCAAAAGAAATTGGCTACAGCCCCGCCGTAGTGAGCCAAGTACTAAACGCCAAATACGGCGGCGACATGGCGCAAGTCGAAAAGCGCGTGCGCGGTGCCTACATGGGCGAAACCGTATTTTGCCCCGTACTGGGCGAGATCCCCTCTAACCAGTGCCTAGATCATCAGCGCAAACCCTTTGCGCCGATCAACCCGATGCGAGTGCGGCTGTTTAGAGCCTGCCGCGCCGGATGCGAAAACAGCAAATTGGAAGGGAGACGGTCATGAACATGTATCACCCCAATTACATTAGTCATTACGGCGAACGCTTTATTCGTTTGGGATTAGCTGCGCATGGCGTGACGTTCGAGCAATACCTCGCTGCGCCAGAGCGTTACGAAATCAAATATGAAAACGAATACCGGCCGCTGCTGCCAGCCCAGCGCGCTGTGCAGGCCCGCTTGGACGCAATTAGTTTTGAAGTGGATCGAGTTGAAGCGGAGGTGGATGAGCTGCCGCACCGCAACGGTGTGGCGATAGAGCCGCTGCGCCATCACTGCCGTCCTAAACGGTCGCGCAAGAGCGATTTCACTCGGAGGGTGCGGGCATGTTAGCCGATAAATACAACCACTGGCTGCGCTGCGTAAAAGCAAACCAAGTGCCGCTACTTGATTACATCTGCCCTGACTGCAAACAAGAATTACAGGCACTGCGGCCGCCCGAAGGCGAAGAACGGTGGGACTCGGTAATTGAGTGCCCACATTGCGAAGGCTTGCATTTTCGGGTCCCACACAGCCAAGGAACCGTTGAATGTTGGAGCCTAAAAGCATGAGTAATACAGCAAATGAATATCTCGAAGGCGTCTGTTTTGAAGTGATTAGCGTCATGGCAGACAAAGGTAGCCCAATGGGCAGCGCCGCACTCTCTGTCGCGCTGGGTATACGGCATGACGCAGTGCAGGCAGCTGTTTGCAAACTGATTATTCGCGATCGCATTGTGAGTGTTGGCCGTGGTGTTGATAAACGGCCGATTTACGAGTTGCGCATTCCAACTGTGGAGCAAAACTGACATGAGCCAAATTAGCCCTGACTGCGTGTTGCAAGTGTTGAGCCGTCACATTGGCGCCGAAAACGGTGTGACTGTGACGAAGCTAGCGCAAGAAGTTACCGACTCACTGCTGGTGTCTGCCGGTGATGAGCGCGCTGTTAGGGCTGCTGTTGTCGAGCTACGCAAGGCGGGTTTGCACGTTTGTGCGCACCCTGGCTCTGGTTATTACATGGCAAGAGACGAAGCCGAACTAGTTCGCTGCTGCAGTTACTTATTTGACCGAGCCATGTGCTCACTAGAACAAGTTGCCGCCATGCGGCGTGAATCGTTGCCGGATCTGCGTGGGCAGCTGAGGTTGCCGACATGAAAGTCACTTATGACAGATATGGCCGTATGAAGTATCACCCCGAGTATCACCATAAACATGGCCAGCCTTGGATTATTACCGATCAGAAGTACTTGATTGAGTACTACGAAAAGCTCGGACCAGAACAGGTGAGTTTTGCTTTAGGTAGAACCATACACACCGTAATGCAAAGAGCCGCAGAGTTGCGAAAAGCGGGTTTGATGCCAATGCCTAAAACTCAAAGTTACCACCGCCGAATGCGGCCTACATTTAACGCTGGAGAAAACCATGAACACTGACACCATACCCGAAGGCTTTGCGCAAAACGCCCAAGGCCACTTAGTGCCTGAAAACCAGATTCGCGAACACGATAAGCTTCGTGACGATGTGGCGCGCAGCTTAGCGCTGGAGGCGGAAGATCTGCACGTTCGCATTAAAGCGTTTAAGGCTAAAGCCTTGGCCGATATCGCCGACATGGTCGCTATTGCTGCCGATAAATATCAAATAACAATAGGTGGCAAAAAAGGCAACGTAAGCCTCAGCACGTTTGATGGCGAATATAAAGTTACCCGCACCTATGCAAATCGCATTGCTTTTACCGAGGAGCTAGAGGCCGCACGCGAACTAATCAATGATTGCATTGTGCGCTGGAGCGAAGGGGCAAATGACCATATTAGAGTCCTTGTAGATGAGGCATTCCGAACCAATGGAGAGGGCCAGATAAAAACGGCAGCTGTATTGGGTTTGCTGCGCAAAGATATCCATGACGACGGCTGGAAGCGCGCAATGGAAGCTCTTAAAGATTCAATTCATTCGGTTGGTTCAACGGTCTATGTGCGCGTTTACAAGCGCGTTGGCGCCACGGATCAATATCGGCCGCTAGCCTTGGACATTGCAGCGCTATGAAAGCGGCCATGCGCAATGTGCAAATGTCGGTGGGTGTTTCTCGCTTTATGCAGCCGCTGCTCAGTGTGATTAACCCCGCGGGCATTGCGATTGAAAAACTCACGGTCACTGAAGATCGCATAACCGTTCAGCTGCGCTACACGGACAAGTTGCATGTACTGTTTCCCGCTGCGGTGTTGCGCACTCACGGTGATAAGACATTTTACGAACACTACGGCTTTGGTGGTCGTGTGGTTTGGGAGGCAAACTCAAATGAGCATTAGTAAAGAGCAATGGGCCGAGATTGAAGAGCGATTAAAGGGCTTTTATGTGAATGTTAAATTCACTTTGAGCGGGCATGAAATTACAGTCCAAAAGGTACTCTATAAAGAAAATCAATACGCTTTGTGTGTATACATAGACGGCTCTTGGAAAGGCTTGTGGATGACCGGCAACAAAGACCCTGAGTACGACCCCATTGTTAAGCAAGTGTGGCGTCGTCGCACGCGGGCGGTGTATTCACCTTCTAAAAAGGCGGAGCTAGTTAAAGGCTTTGGCAAACGTCGAGCAAAAGAATATTTCTCGCGTTTGGATGATGTTGTTGAATATTGGAACCCCGATTTTAAAACCGCTGCCAGCTTAGTTCGCCAATTCAAAAAGATCGACGGCCTAGCATTAGTGGTCGAGCCGGTGAGCGCCAATGGCTAACAAACCAACACGCGACCGTCGCGGCATTGAACTCGCCAAAATCCACATGGGCGCTAACAAGCTGGGGCTGGATACCAAAGATAAAGACCCAGACAGCCCTTATCGCTCAATGCTCTGGGCCGTTGGCCGTGTGCGTAGCGCAGCCCAGTTAGACGCCAGTGGCCGCGCTGCGGTATTGGATTACATGCGGCGGCTTGGTTTTGAGTCGCCAAAGTATCGGCCTAAACCTTCTAAGGCCACCGTCGCGCAAATAAACAAGGTACGCGCCCAATTGCATGACGCGGGCCGAGACGAAGCCTATGGCGATGCTTTGGCTAAGCGAATTTGCAAGGTCGAGAAATTGGTGTGGTGCAAGCCAGATCAGCTCAACCGCATTGTTGCGGCGCTGTGGTATGACCAAAAGCGGCGGCAAACGAGGACGGAGTCATGAGCCCACTTATGGTGCTTACAGTAGTCGAGATACTCGGCTGCTTTTTTGCGTGGTCTATGGTGCGTATTAACCACGGAGATGTCAGTGAAGCTGGATATTGAGCAGCTGCCTGGCAGCCTTGGCGACGTGGTTGATGCCATTGGTGTTGACGCGGCGCTGCGCTTGGTCGAATGCCTTGGTGGTACACGCTTGTATGTGCCAGAGCGCATGACGCCAGAACACCCGATAGTGGCCCTGCTCGGTCATAAAAACGCCTATGCGCTGGCTAATCAATTTGGTGGTGATCAGATTATTTTGCCTCGCTGTGTGGCTGCCATGCGCGCCATTCGCGATGCCACAATACGAGAGCTGCGCAGTGGTGGCGTGAGCACCAAACGACTAGCTTTAAATCATGGTTTAACAGAACGGCAGATTTACGCCATACTAGCTGGCGGCAGCGAGGAAGAATCGCCGCAGCAGTCGTTACTTTAGCTGGTATTTCATTTCAGGTGGGCTGGTAATCAGTAAGTTCAGTTGTCACGTACCCATTATCTTTGAAACACTCTATAGTACGAGTTTTACATCGCGGCTTAATTACAATCGGGCTATACGTGCATTGTGTTATCCATGAAGGCTTGGAGTCACATTGCTAAAAGCGAAAACAGGGAGTTAGTTATGGATTTTATTGAAAGATTGCACAGCTTATCTAAAAAGGCTTCGCTGGTCTCTTCAGGGTTAGCTACTGAAGAAGCTACTAAGAACGCTTTGGTCATGCCATTTTTGCATTCGATTTTGGGCTACGATGTGTTTGATCCAAGTGAGGTTGTTCCAGAATTTACGGCGGATACTGGAACAAAGAAGGGCGAGAAGGTTGATTACGCGATTGTTAAGGATGGTGAGATTCAAATTCTTGTTGAATGTAAAAAGTATGGAGAAAAATTGGCGTCAAAACACGCGAGTCAATTATTCAGGTATTTTTCTGTTACAAACGCAAGAATTGCCATTTTAACAAATGGAACTGTTTATCAGTTTTATACCGATTTAGACGCGCCAAACAAAATGGATGAAAAGCCATTTTTGGTTTTAGATATTGAAGATATCGATGATCACATTGTGCCAGAAGTTAAAAAGCTCACGAAAAATTCATTTGATGTGGAGTCTATTGTTGACTCCGCTGGGGAGCTAAAATATTTAAGTCAAATTAAAAGGCTGCTTGAAGCTCAGTTCGAGCAACCGGGAGAAGACTTCGTAAAGTTTTTTGCTTCCCGTGTTTATGACGGCGTAATTACAGCTAAAGTCAGAGCCCAATTTCAAGAAATAACTGAAAAGGCACTGAAACAGTTTCTCAGTGACAGTATCAATGAGCGGCTTAAATCTGCGATGGGGTCTAATAGCAAGTCTGCAATGGCAGAAAATAAAAGCAATGATGAGCAAGTTGAATTAAAAAATGCTAACGCAGATGAAGAGTCAAAAATCGTTACAACTGAAGCGGAATTAGACGGCTTCAATATTATAAAAGCTATTCTAAGGCAAAAAGTCAGCGTAGAGCGCATCGTTGCAAGAGATACGCAGAGCTATTTTGGCGTCTTACTTGACGATAACAATAGAAAACCTATTTGCCGTCTTCACTTTAATGCGAAACAAAAGTATATCGGTATGTTTGATGAAAATAAGCAAGAGACTCGACATCCAATTGAAACACTTGATGAGATATTCAATTTTAGTGAAACGCTTCTAAATACAATCGCTTTCTACGAGTAAGCAATCCACAATGATACCTCTTTGTGAGGAGACCTAGACCTCCTCACAATTCATCGCTACCATGCCAACATTATCACTGGCTTTAGCCAGCCGCTGAAGCGCTTCACCTGATACACCCCCCGCTAATTCCTTAATCTCTAGTCTGCTTCGTACTAAACGACTGGAGATTAGAGGTGAAATCGAATGTAACCGACAAACTGCGCATCTGGCCGTGGCTGTTTTTGGCTTTGGTTTTTACGGGCATTGTTGCCTTTGTGGCGCCATATCAGTTGGGCGTATTGGCATGGTCATTGAGTAAGCTGTCGCTAGGTGCGTATTTGGGCTATTGGATAGACCGCAGCATTTTTCATTACTGCCGCCCGCACGCATTTATTGAGCATCGTCCCGCAGTTCATCCCGCAGTGCTCACGGCTAGCATGATTCGCCGTGCCATCATCATTGCCGCCTCTATTTTAGCGTTGGGGCTTGGCGTATGACGTGGTCTCGGATTTTTAATATCACGATTGCCCTGCTAATTTTATCGGCGTTGCTTTTAAGTCTATCTGCGTTTGCGCAAATACCTGAACGCGCTGATCATTACCGGCGCGACCTTACTCGCATAGCCCAGCAAGAGATGGGGCTTACTGCCCCTGTCGCGTTATTTGCGGCGCAAATCCACCAAGAAAGCAGTTGGCGTTTTGATGCCAAAAGCCCTTATGCCGAAGGCTTAACGCAGTTCACCCCAGCAACGGCTAAATGGATTGCTGAAATTTACCCCGACCTTGGCGCGGCTGCGCCGTATTCCCCTAGTTGGGCGATGCGCGCCATGCTGCGTTATGACCTGCATATATTGGCGCGTGTAAAGCCGTGGCACGCGCGGGATATTCCTGACTGTGACAAGTGGGCCTTCACCCTAAGCGGGTATAACGGTGGCCCAGGGTGGATAACACGCGACCGGCGGCAGGCTGAGAACGCCGGTCATTGTCCTGATGTTTGGTGGGGTTCTGTAGAGAACTTTTCTACTCGATCCGCTTCCGCGTTTAATGAAAATCGACACTATCCTAATCGGATTCTTTTTGAGCTTGAACCGCGCTATATAGCAGCTGGCTGGCCGGGGGTATCCACATGCTTCGTGTTGTAGGTGCGGCGGTGATACTAATTTTAGTTGCAGTCTTGTATCACTCATGGCGAATTTCTGATCTGAATGAATCCGTCACAAGCAAAGGTCAAGAGATTGACTCTCTGACAGCTGACAGAGACAAGTGGAAAGTAGCTGCGTTGGCAAATAAGAGCCGCGCCGATCGCTTAGCTGAGTTACAAAAGTCTGCAGACAAGTCTGTTCGATATTTGCAGGCAGTGCTTGCGGAGCGACAACACAGTTACGACTTGCAACAGCAAGTAATAAAAAATTCCCCCCCGTCTGATGATGGCCCTGTTGCGCCAGTACTGCGAATGACCTTGGAGTCATTGCCGTGATGCGATCGCTATTATTTTTTTTACTTGTGAGTTTGGTCGGTTGTGCTGGTCAGGTTGTTACTGAGGCGGAGCAAGTGCCCACGCCAGTGCTGTGCCAGGTGCCAGCTGGATTGCTGGCTATGTACGATGCTCCGATCGCGCCCAGCGGCGACTACAGTCAGAAAGATGTAGCGATGTATATCAGTGAACTGCATGAGTGGGCAGCTGCGGGTCGGCTAAGGATTGGCGAGATTGATAAGTGGGTAACTGAACACTGTGAATGAAAGCGATTTTGAGAGAGCGGCGCAGTTTGCAGATCGTGAACGCGAAAATGCTTTGGCTAAGCATAGACAGACAATGGCCAATCAAATTGAAGGTAGTGACACCTGCGAGGACTGCGGTGGGCCAATACCACCAGAACGGCGAGCAGCGGTAAATACCGTGTTCTGTGTTGAATGCCAGGGAATTAACGAAAGGCTGCGATAGCAATGAATTTAAATGATGTGAACTGGGATGCAACGCGCTTTGGGTTTGATTTAGCACAAACAATATTTATGGCCGGTGTGGCCATTTATGTTTGGTGGACGAATCGATCACGAGCCACCAAGAAGTCCATTGAAGAAGTGGATCAGGAAATCGATAAAGTGCAAAGCACATTTGAAAAGCGCTCCAACGAATTAGAGCGACGAGTGGATTCTTTAGAAAAAGACTTATCGCATTTACCGGGTCACTCAGAGATGGCCGCAGTGCATGAAAAAGTAAATACCGTCGCCAACACGATGAGCGCGGTACAGGGTGAATTAAGCGGCATTAATCGCACCCTCGGCCTGATTAACGAATTCCTTTTAAACAAGGGGAACGATAGAAAATGAGTTATCAAAAGCACATACAGGAAGATCGCCGTCTTGTGATTTTGCGCTTGCTTGCCGAGGCGCAAGGCTACGATCTGAATAGCTCGATCATAAAAACTGCGCTGGCAGACTTTGGGCATCATCCTGGTCGCGATCTTATCCACACCGAACTTGCGTGGCTAGAAGAGCAAGGTCTGGTTAAAACACACCAGATGGTCAGTGTGCTGGTTGCTAAGTTAACTAGCCGTGGCGCAGACGTCGCTGCGGGGAATGCAACGGTGCCTGGTGTTAAGCGTCCAGGGCCGAGTGATTGATATGGCTGAGCGTCGCACGCGGGGCCGCCCGTCTAAAGTTGAAAAGCTGCCTGACAACATTAAGCAAGCACTGGACAAACTGCTGCGTGATGGCAGTCGTACCCAGCAAGAAATTTTAGACCACATCAATAAGCTGCTGCCGGAAGACGATCAACTTAGCCGCAGTGGTCTTAACCGCTATAGCACTCGCATGGAATCAGTGGGTGCAAAACTGCGTGAGACTCGCGAAATAGCCAATGCATGGATGGCGCGCTTTGGTGATGAGCCAACCAGCGACGTGATGCAGCTTGTGACTGAAATGATGCAAGGCGTGCTATTCAAAATATCACTTAAGGCTGCAGAAGCTGCAGACGATGAACTGATCGATCCAGAGGAAATGAAAGACATCGCTTTGGCTATTCAGCGACTGTCTCGCGCCGCTGAAATGAATGCCAAGCGCGAACAGCAGATCCGCAAAGCCTTTGCAGATCAAGCCGCCACTGAGACGGAGAAGGTGGCTAAAGAAGCCGGACTCAGTGCTGAAGCCGTCCAGACCATTAAGAACAAAATTCTGGGTATTGCCTAATGAGTGACATAGGCATAGGCAAAGTCCTTGGCGGTGGCACCGTCAACGACCCGAACTGGTATAAGGACTTCGACGCAAACGAAGTCCTTTTGCAATATCAGCGTGATTGGGTTGCAGACGATTCTCAGCTCAAGATTGCCGAGAAGTCGCGCCGGACTGGTTTAACCTGGGCTGAAGCGGCCGACGCCACATTGTGTGCCGGCGCATCGCGTGCGGCCGCTGGCTGTAATCACTTCTATGTTGGCTCTAACAAAGAAATGGCGCGGGAGTTTATCGACGCCGTGGCAATGTGGGCCAAGCTGTTTGATCAAGCAGCTGGCGAGATTGAAGAAGAAATCCTGATCGATGAAGACAAAGATATTCTTACCTTCGTCGTTAACTTTGCTAGTGGCTTTAAAGTCCAGGCGCTGAGTTCACGGCCGTCTAACCTTCGCGGTATGCAAGGTAATGTCACTATCGATGAGGCTGCGTTTCACGAGCAGCTCGCTGAAGTACTCAAGGCCGCGCTGGCACTCACAATGTGGGGTAGTAAAGTCCGTTTAATCAGTACTCATAACGGTGTTGAAAACCTCTTTAACGAAATCATCAACGATAGCCGCGCTGGTAAAAAAGATTATAGCGTTCACCGTATAACCTTAGATGATGCTTGTCAGCAGGGTTTGTATAAACGAATTTGTCAGATCACTAAAAAAGAGTGGTCGGCAGAAAACGAAGCGGCGTGGGTTGCAGGACTTATTAAAAATACCGCTACCAGTGAAGACGCCCAAGAAGAATATTACTGCGTGCCCAAGTCTGGCGGCGGTGCGTATCTATCACGTGCTTTGATTGAGTCGCGGATGGCACCTGCGCCCATCTTCCGCTATGAAGGCACTGCCGAGTTTAATGCTCGACCTGAAAAAATTCGCTATGCCGAGATTCAGGATTGGTGTGTAAGCAACCTTCTTCCAATTCTAAATACGCTTCACCCGAACACCCCACATTGCTTTGGTGAAGACTTTGCACGTACCGGCGACTTTACTGTGTTCGCGCCAATGGCCATTACGCAGGAGCTAAAGCGTGTGGTGCCATTCTTGGTTGAATTGCGCAATGTGCCGTTCAAGCAGCAAGAACAAATCATGAAGTACATCATTGATCGCCTGCCAAAGTTTCAGGCGGGTGCGTTTGATGCACGTGGCAATGGTCAGTATCTGGCAGAAACAGCTGTAGACGAATACGGTGCCGGCATCATTGAAGCCGTGATGCTCAGCCAGTCTTGGTACCTCGACAATATGCCTAAGCTCAAGGCCGCATTTGAAGATGACGAGATACTAGTTCCCAAAGACCGCGACGTGCTCGATGACCTGCGGGCCCTGCAAGTCATTAAGGGCATACCCAAACTACCTGATGCCAAAACCGGCGATGACAAGAAGCGTCACGGCGATGCCGCAATCGCGATAGCAATGGCGTACTTCGCCAGCTTAATGGATGTGGTGGCGATTGATTTTACATCGGTACCCAGAGCCGCAAATAACTGGCATGGCTCTGCCAAACAAGACGATGAAGACGACACCGACTTCGATCCTGGTCTGAACATTACGGGTGCGTGGTAATGCGAATTTTAAGACTGCACCTACGAGGTGATTATTGGTATCAAGTTAAAGCCGGTAAGAAGCCGCTGGAGTATCGCTTAGTTAACGCTTATTGGCAGCGTCGTCTAATCGATAGGCACTACGACGAAGTGCACCTGCTGCTTGGCTATCCAAAGCGAGATGATCATTCAAAAGTATTGAAACGTCGTTGGGCAGGTAATCCTAAAGAAACGCAGCTGCTGCACCCTGAGTTTGGTGATCAGCGGGTGAAGGTCTATGCCATCGACGTAACACAGGAAGTCTGACAATGGCCAAAAACAAAAAGCAAAAAATTGATACAAAATCGCCAGCGCTTACCGAGGAGCAAACTGCCGGTACCGCACTCAGTGCACAGTTGCATCGCGAATTTGCCGAACACCCAACCAAGGGCTTAACGCCGGCGCGTCTATACCAGATCCTTGAGGGTGCTGAAAAAGGCGATCTTAAAGCGCAGTCTGAACTCTTTGAAGATATGGAAGAGAAAGACCCTCAGATCGGCAGTGACCTTGCCAAACGTCGGCAGCTGGCTGCGGAGTTAGAGTGGCAGATTGTGCCGCCAGACAATGCGAGTCGTGCAGAGAAGAAAGCAGCTGAGCAAGCCGCCGAAGTCTTTGATGGGCTGGAGGTTGAAGACCTAATCATTGATATGGGCGCAGCCCTTGGACATGGCTGGGCAAACCTGGAACAAACGTGGGCGCGTGATGGCGCTATGCGATTTATCGAACAGCCTGAGCTTCGGCCCCACGGTTGGTTTCGTTTGCACTCAGAAAATCAGAACAGCATTACCCTGCGGGACAACAGTCAGAACGGTGCCGAGCTGTGGCCACTAGGCTGGGTGCAACACCGCCATAAAGCCAAGCCTGGTTACATTGCGCGATCGGGCCTGTGTCGTATGTTGGCGTGGCCATACTTGTTCCAAAACTACGCACTGGGTGACCTAGCCCAACTACTTGAGATTTACGGCATACCCGCTCGTGTGGGCACATACCCTCGCAACGCATCAGACAAAGAGAAGCTGACTTTACTCCGAGCTGTGACAAGCCTTGGCAGCAATGCTGCTGGCATCATTCCCCAAGGCATGGAAATCGATTTTAAAGAAGCCGCCGACGGCAAGTCAGATATGTTCAAGGTGATGATGGATTGGTGTCAGCAGGCCAAGGCGAAGGTGGTCCTGGGCGGCACGCTTACCTCTGGCACTGGCGAAGGCACCAATACCAACGCGCTCGGTAATGTCCATGAACGTGCACTAGACAGTTTAATCCATTCCGACATTCGTCAATACGCCAGCACAATCAAGCGTGACATGCTGTGGCCGATGGCTGCAATGAACTTTGGCATAGCAGACTTGCGCCGTGCTCCGCAGTTCAAACTGGATATGGGTGAGACCGAAGACTTTGTGGTGCTGTCGGAATCCTTGCCTAAGTTTGTTGAGATGGGTGCGCGTATACCTATGTGGTGGTTTCACGAGAAGTCCGGGATTCCAGAGGCCGGTGAGAAAGATGAAGTACTGACCCTTTCACCAAAAGCGCAGGAACCGCCGACATTACCAGCAGAGCAAAAGGCCGTATTAAGCACCGCTTTAGCTGCGCTTAAAGGGACGTTAAACAGCCCTCAATCGGCATTAGATGACGTGATTAAAGCCATCAGCCCCGCTCAGCAACAAGGCCAAGCAGAGGCATTGCTTAAGCCGATTATGGATCGGATTCAAGCGGGTGATAATTACGATGCCATTCAAGATGACTTAAGTGACCTTTACCCCGACCTTGATGTGAGCGGTATAGAGGACGTGCTGACGCGGCTATTTTTTATCGCAGAGACATGGGGGCGGCTGAACGCATGAAGAATCAAATGAACGAAAAATTCAAACGGTGTAGAACCGTTGGGCAGTTAGTCACTGAGCTTCAAAAATTACCGAAAGGCGCCAAGCTCGGCGAACCGATGATACCTGTTTTATATAACTCAAGTGAGGCGGCGAAGAACGCCGGATTAAAGCCTTGCGTGGGAATAGAAGAGTATTAGCGGTTAGATTTATGGGCATATGCCACCCTTGACGGCATGGAGAGAATTGTAATGACTACAACTGTAAAGGTAAGCGCCCATTGCGACAGTAACACAACAAAGGTACGCGTAATTGAGGGCGATCGTGACTCTGACGAGAAAACAGAATCATATTTGGAAGATGGGCAAGAACAAAACTTCTATGTTTACGACACTAAGTTTTTAAGTGTTGATGAAATACCAAAGTAATGCGGAAACGGGTGCAGCAATGGATATGAGTGTCTGGATTTTAATTGCTGTTGTTAAACGGCCTGTAACTACGGAGTGAGAGCAATGCCGGAAATTTTTAACATCGCCGACATGAAAGACCCGAACGACGCACAAGGGCGGACTTACCGGGAAGTGAATAATGCGAAGGGGCATAAATTCAAAGTTGGCCAATTGGTGGAGATCGATGACGGAGTGCGGCTGTTCGTAGCAAAGCAAGCCCGCGACTGCGACGGAACGCCTCTTTACTGCCTGACCCCGTTCAAGCACGACTTTACCCCAGACCTCGAAGGGTTTGCGAACAGGCACTGGCTCAATGGTATTTGCGACGACGACATGAAGGCCGTTTAACCGCTTTGCTAAGGGGAAGCCCGTCTAGGGCTGTCCCGTGCGAAGCACGTGAGTTATGCAGCACTTTAACGGAGCAAGCAAAGTGAAAATAAAACCAGGGAATGGAAAAGCAACATACGGCCCAGGAGTGGTAATCAAACTATCAGGGGATGAAGTCGCTACTGCTATAGATGCCTACCTTGTGGCGCAAGGCATTCATGTGAGTGGCCCAAGGACTGTGACAGTCAATGGTGATCTGTGCAAAGGCGGGAAAGTATATGTTGACCCATCAGGATTCGTCATCGCGGGCGGCAAAAAGTTTTCTGGCCGTGGTGCATAACGCCGCCATTCGCGAGCCGTCGGTCTCACGTAATGTAAGTGTTATCACCAGGAACAATTGAGTAGACCTAGGAGTAATTTGTTGTGAAGCCGATAGGAAGAGAACTTGGATTTTGGGCACTAATAATTTGTGCGTTTTGTATGGTTTTTAACGACCAGCATACAGGTGCGGCGGTGTACATGGTTGGCGCTGTGCTGTTTGATGCAGTTAAAACAATCGGCACAAAGAATTCGTAATGCCTGAACCAGTAGACCTAGGCTACGCCTTCACTTTAGCCCCCGCCAAAGCCGTGGAGTACTTCCGCAGCAAGGGCCATCGCATATCGTGGAATTGGTACGACACCTATCAAGAGGCCAACGCCAAAGCCTTCACGGTTGCCAAGGTAGCGCGCCTGGATGTGTTGCAGGATATTCGCGGTGCGGTTGATGACGCCATAGCCAATGGCACTACCTTTGCCCAGTTCAAAAAAAACATTCAGCCTACCCTGCGCAATAAGGGCTGGTGGGGTAAGCAGATCGTGGTCGATTCAAACGGCGTGGCCGAGCAGGTACAGCTTGGCAGTGTGCGCCGGCTGAAAACCATATACGGCACCAACCTGCAAACCGTTTACATGGCAGGCCGCTGGAAAGGCATGGTAGAAAATGCCAGCGAGCGGCCGTACTGGCAGTACATTGCTATTGATGACGGCGCGACCCGCGCCAAGCACAGGGCAATGCACAAGCGGGTGTTTCGCTGGGACGATCCAATCTGGCAAAGCATATACCCGCCCAATGACTGGGGATGCCGTTGCCGAGTAAGAGCACTCACTACCAAGCAGGTTGAAGCAATGGGCCTCACTGTTGAAATCTCTGATGGCAAGCTGCGCGAGTCGATGGAGCTGGTGAGCAAACGTACCGGCGAAGTGCAGCCGGTCACTGGCTTTGATCTGGGTGGCGGCGACACATTTAAGCCAGGCGCGGGTTGGAGCTATAACCCCGGCGCAGCGCATTGGCAGCCAGACCTAGATAGCTACCCCTACGCCACCGCCAAGCAATACGCCGAAGGTGTGCTTAGCGGCCCGCCGTTTAAGCAATTTTACGGCAGGTTAAATGGCTTAGTAGCAGAGGCGCGCAAGGCAATGCCAGAAGCGACCGACGCGGCATTGCGTGTGCAGCTACGTCCTAAGTTGGGTGGCGCTGAGTTTCCGGTCGCGGTGCTTAAAGACGATTACACCGCTGCGATCGGAGCCGCTCTTCAAACCGTGTGGCTGAGTGATGACACTTTGACCAAGCAGCTGATTAATCGTAAAGACGCCTTGGGCCTTACCGCTTACCTGCAGGTGCAGCCGACGTTGCAGAATGCGATTTTAGTGGTTGAGGACAAGGCCAGGCATTTGATGTTTTACCGCCAAGGCGATCGCTACTACGCGGCTGTGGTTAAAGCCACGGGCGGCGGTAAGTTGTATTTGCAAAGCTTTAGGAATAGCAGCGCGAAAGAAGTGGCTGCAGCTGGCGGCCGTGGAATGGTGGTATTAGATAAACGATAAGGTTGGGGCTGCGCCTGGTAGCCCCTGTGTTCTGCGCCCGGACTCGCCACCCCGGAACGGAACCTGATCCAGCCAGGCACTGGATACGCTTTGAGCGCGTTGCTCTTAGCGCAGCTTTCGCAGCGAGATTTTGCCGCAGAACCTTAAGGTGAGTATAGAGCATGAGTACAGGCATTTCCATTGAGGTCACTGGCGACGATGTTCAATCTGCGCTGAATGAGTTACTTAAGCAGATTGGTGACACGCGGCCAGCGATGCGCGCCATATCTGAAGTACTGCTGGATAGCATTGAAGACGCCTTCGATAAAGAAGCCGACCCAGAAACCGGCAGTGTGTGGGAGGCGCTCTCTCAGGTCACTATTGATCAGCGCAAGCGTGACGGAAAATGGCCTGGTAAAATGCTGCAGTATTCGCCCGGCGGTTTGGCGTCTAGCTTTAGTGCTAATTATGGCGACGAGTTTGCGGCGGCATCCAGTAATAAGCCCTATGCGGCTATCCAGCATTTTGGTGGTATGGCGGGTAAAAATCGCAAGGTGAAAATTCCCGCCCGACCCTACGCAAGTCTGTCGCCGTCACACCGCGAGGAAGTGCTCGATATGCTGCAGCGCCATTTGGGCCTCTGAGAGCGGCCTAAGCGAATAGTCACTGGCCAAAGTGGCGTTTTTGGCCTGAAACCCTTCATTGCACCCCAGCCCCGAACGCTAACCCTGTTTAAAAGGTGTTTAAATTTGCCTGTACGCGCTGTTGAGGGGTGGCTGGCGGCAACGGTAGCCACAAGCTGGCCTAAATCGCACACAAGGCGATTCTGGCCGAGAAACTGAAATTGCCTCATTGACCTGTTTCGGCTACTCTGAGCGCGCTTTTGTAAATTCCCCCGCGACACCTCCTTACTGCTGAAGCGCTTCACCTTATTCACTGCCCCTTGTCCTGAGACGATGGCGGCATGAAACGAATTGCTGCTCTTAAATCCAACGCTGTTTGTGTTGCCGTTTGCGCCCTGCGGGTTCAAGCCGGTATTCCAATGCAGCGTTTAATCCCAGCCGGTACATTTGACGCACCTCGCGGCGCTATGTCTGGCAAGGGGCCTTGGCTGCTCACCGAAGACAGTGCGCGCAAAGTCATTGCCCTTGCAGCTACCCGTAGCACCGACATCGTTATTGACTACGAACACCAAACCTTGCTTGCCGAAGAGAATGGTAAGCCTGCGCCAGCGTCGGGCTGGGTAGATGCCAAATCTTTAGAGTGGCGCGAAGACGGCTTATACGGCCGTGTAGATTGGAATGCTGCTGCCGCTAAAGCAATTGGCGACGACGAGTACCGCTATCTCTCCCCTGTATTTCCCTATAACGCCAAGACGGGTGAAGTCTTAGACCTGTTGCACTTGGCGTTAACCAATGCCCCGGCCATCGATGACGCAATTGCTGTACTGGCAGCTGCTCGCATGGCTGGCGATTCTGACGAAACCGAAGAGGAAGACGCAGTGAAACGCGATCAATTAATCAAAAACCTAGGCTTGGCTGCAGATGCTACCGACGCCGATATCGAAACGGCACTTGCTGCACTCAAGTCTAGCGCTACTGAACTGGCGGCGTTAAAGGAAGGCTTAGAAGTAGACGCAAACGGCAATGCTGTTGAAGCCGTTGCCGCACTTAAAGGCAAAGCTGCCACCGCCGCCCAGCCTGATATGGCCCAATTTGTACCCAAGGCCGTTTTTGAAGAAGCCCAAACCCAGCTGGCCGCATTAAAGGCCGGTGGCGACACCGCTGAAATGGATAGCCTTATTAAAGACGGTTTGGATGACGGCCGCATTGCCGGCAAAGCCACTGCCGATTGGCTGCGCGAGCAAGGTATTGCTGCTCTTAAAGCGCATTTGAAAGATAGCCCCTCCGTTGCAGCACTTAAGGCCACCCAGACTAAAGGTAAGCAGCCTGACGGCGACGAGCAGCAAGGCGAGCTGAGCAAAGACGAGTTGGCCGTGTGTAAGAACATGGGGATTAACCCCGACGATTTCAAAAAATCTAAAGCCGCTAACGCTTAAGCGTTGGTAAACATCTGATTAACACAGGAGGCACGTCACCGTGACTGCAGCTACTAAAAATCGCAATACCCCGTCGCGCGCTGGACTTGTTCGCGGCTACCCGATTGCCGCATCTGTGCATGCGTTTGCCGGTGCCATCGGGGTATTAAACGCCAGCGGCTTTGCCGAACCGGCAAGCACCGCCACTGGCAAAATTGCCCTAGGCCGTTTTGCCCGTGAACTGGACAACACCAACGGCGCCGACGGTGCAGCCACGATTGAAGTTGAGCGCGGTTGCTTTCGGTTTGCGAACAGCGCCGCCGCAGACGAGATTGCCCTCACGGACGTGGGCCAGCTTTGCTATTTGGTGGACGACCAAACGGTGGCGCTCACGGATGGCACGAGCACCCGCAGTGTTGCTGGGATCATTGACCATGTAGATGACAACGGGGTGTGGGTGATGATTGATCCTACCTCTGGCGCGGCGTTGTAAGGGCCGCATAACTTTTTCCCCGAGAGGATTTTTTAGTCATGGATTTAACACCAAGTAATTTACAGATTTTGTTCCAAGCTTATAACACGGCATTTCAAACCGGCATGAGCAGCTTGGGCGATGACGGCATGCTGTACAAACAGTACTGCATGGTTGTGCCTTCCACGACAAAAGTGGAGGTGTATCCGTTCTTAAAAACCTTGCCCCGCCTGCGCGAGTGGATTGGTGACCGAGTAATTAACTCGCTGGAAGCGGGCGACTTCAGCATTAAAAATCGCAAGTTCGAACTGACCGAAGGCGTTGATCGGGACGATATTGAAGACGACACCTACGGGCTTTACGGACCGGTGTATCAGGAGATGGGGCGCAGCTCCAGCGAGCACCCCGTTGAACTCTCTGTAGAGGTCTTGGAAGGTAACCCAATTTGTTACGACGGCCAGCCCTTGTTTGATGCTGATCATTTGGTGCTGGATGCCAGCGGCGCTGAGCAGTCGGTTTCAAATGACATGGGTGGCTCAGGCCCAGCGTGGTATGTGATGGATTTGAGCCGCGCTATTAAACCGCTGATTTTTCAAAATCGACGCCCCTACGATTTCCGCTCAATTACCAACTTGAACGATGCCCAAGTCTTTATGAATGACAAGTTCCTGTTTGGGGTAGACGCCCGAGTAAACGCTGGACCTGGCTTGTGGCAGCTCATTGTTCGCAGCAAGCAAACTTTTAACGCGGCCAATTACGAGGCTGCCCGCAAGCGCCTTGAAGAGTTGAAAGGCGACTATGAGCGGCCACTCGGCCTGCGCCATACCCACACCATGATTCCCAATGGCCTTGAAGGCGCCGCTCGTAAAGTCATTGTAAATAGCTTGGCGACCGGTGGTGAAACCAACGAATGGGCAGGCAGCTCAGCGTTGATTAAAAACCCCTGGTTGGCCGCTGCCTAATACCAATAAGACCGCACCTACCCAGGTGATTTTGGCCTCCACTTGCCCACACGGGTGGAGGCATTTTTAACAAAGGAGCATGACGTGGCACGAGCAAAAAGTACTGTTAGCAAAGCACCAGCGAATAGCCAGCCGACAGCGCAGGCTCAGGTCAGCGCGCAAGCCAGTGCGTCTGAGTCTGTAAGTGCAAGTGTAGCGGTAGCTGGCGCTGAAACAGCCGCGACCGTGAACGCCGCCGACAACAAATCACCAGAAAATAAGGACGTGCCAGTGCTGGTGATTCGGACTAAGCGCGGCATTACATCGTTTCGGCGCGCGGGCCATCATTTTACCCGCGACCCCAAATCCATTGCGGCAGTGGAGTTAAGCGAGGACCAACTTGAGGCCTTGCACAATGAACCACGCTTAGAGATTAAACAAGGTTCTGCTGAGTTAACGCAATGAGTTACTGCACCCGCCAAGATTTAATTGATCGCTTTTCGGAACGAGAAATACTCGAACTGGAAAGCAATGATGACGGCGGGACAGATGCAGAGAAAGTCGCGCTTGCCATTGTTGACGCTAGCGGTGAAATCGATGGCTATCTGGCGGGCGCTGGATACGCGACACCGCTAAGCACTGTGCCCCCAATCATAACTGGTTATGCATGTGACATTGCCCGGTACCGGCTTTATGACAATGACGCCACTGAGCAGGTAACTAAACGCTATGAACTCGCCATTAAGTTTATGCGGGCGGTTGCCAAGGGCGAAGTACGGCTCACGGCCAATGGTCTACCACTGGAAGAATCCAACAGCGCAGATTTAGTCGGCGAGGCTAGCTTTGAGGGCGGCCGCCAAGTGTTTACTGGCGGTGGTTTTTAATATGGCTGATTTTTTTGTGGTGCGCGACGGCATAAAAGCCCAAATAGAAGCCGCAGTGCCGGAAGTGCGCCGTGTTTACTTTGCCGAGGATCTCGACGGTGTGAAAGAGGCGAGCCAAACCACGCCCGCCGTACATTTACTTTACCAAGGATATTCACCTGCTCAAGCCGAGCGTGCGCGAGTTGATATTACCCTCGATCAAGTGTGGGCGGTTGTCTTAGTGCTGCGCCAAGCTCAGGGCGATTACGGCGGCGGTGAGATCCTCGACAAATTGGTTCAAGCGCTTCATGGCTTTCAGCCAAATGGTGCAGTTATGAAGCTGGAACTTACTAGCAGTTCATTTTCACCTAGCTATCGTCCTCGGGTCGCTTATTACCCGCTGGCGTTTTCTACCCGAGTCATCAACCGTAAAGGAGCCTAAAAAATGGCGACGAAAAATTATTCTTACATTGGCAGAGGCCTGATCTACGCTGGCGAAGTTGGCAAGGCGCTATTACCTGTTGGCAACTGCTCAACGCTAACGTTTGCCGCAAGCGAAACAAAGATAAGTCAGCCGGACTACACAACCGAAGGGGGCGGGTCGGCTAATTCTGTCTCATGGATTGACGAAGTCACCGGCGCCATGACATTGCTTGATATAAGTCCGAAACACTTATCTCTCGCTTACCGAGGCACCACACGCGAAGTGGCGGGTGGGGCTAACGTAACGGACGAGCGACACACCGCTTTTCCGGGTGCCTTGGTTGCGTTTAATGATACGCCTGATATCAGCACCACGTCAGCCATAGATGTAACCCTTGACCCTGATGGGACGCCTGCGGCCCTGACCGAGGGTACCGACTACGAAGTCACTCGCGCAGGTGTGGTCTTTCTCGATGACTCGGCGAACATTACCGACGCCGTCGATGGTCACGAGGTTGGCATTGATTACCCCAAAGCAGAAAGCGTGGTAATGGAGGCGCTCGTTTCGTCTGGGAAAGAGTATCGCTTTGTTTTTGACGGGCTAAATCAGGCGCAGTCAGGTAAAGCGGTGACGATTACCGCGCACCGGATCAAGTTTTCGCCTACCGCTGGAACCAGTTTTATTGGTGATGAGTTTGCCGAGTTGCCTCTTGAGTTTACGGCTTTATCCGACAGTTCAATCTCCGGGGCGGACATCTCAAAATTCTTCAAAGTTGCAATAGAGCAATAAGTTTGGGTGGGCAAGGCCCGCCCAAACCCTTTAAACACCGTTTAATCATTCAGGAGTAATGACCGTGAGCGAAGCCGCAAAGCAAAAATTGGTAAAAGTGAAGTTAAATCAGGCTCACACCCATCAGGGCCAGGAGCACAAAACTGGCGCGACGATTGAGGTGTTGCCGCACACCGCAAGCTACATCGAAAAGCACAAAATCGGTAGCCGCATCTAAGCACTCTACTGATGCTTTAAGGGGCGGCTTGTACGCCCCTTGTTCATTCCTCGATGTAATCTGTTCGACCTGGAGCCTGCGCCGTGGAGCGTAACCTTGAATTATCCGTCAAGCTAAAGACTGCCGTTGCTGGTCTCGCCGAAATTCAAAAGCTGATCGGTGAGATTGATGACGTGGGTGGCGCGACCGAGCTTGCCGCTGGTCGCAGCCGTGCTTTGTCTGACGAAATTCAAAAGCTGGAGGATTCCCAGCGTTTAATCGATACCTTTCGCGATATTCGGGTCGAGGTTAATAAGGCCGGTCAGGAGCTGGGCAACGCTCAAGCCGAGGCGCAGAGGCTAGCGCGGGAGCTGGCGAATACCAAACAGTCAACTAACCAGCTGCAAAAAGACTTCGATAGTGCCGGTGCCGCTACAGCTCGCTTCAAAGATGAGCAGGCGCAGCTCTCCGTCGAGCTTAAAAATCTTAAAAAGAGTCAGGCTTTAGTAGACCAGTTTCGCGATCTACGGCTTGAGGTAAATAAGACCGGTGAAGAACTGGAGGCAGCACAGAAAAAGGCGCAGCTGCTCGGACGCGAACTGTCCAATACCGAAAAGCCGACCAAGAAGCTGCAAGGCGACTTTGATAAAGCGCGCAAATCGGTAGTGCGCCTTAAAGACGAGCAAATCGCGCAGATACAAGCGTTACAGCACAGTCGTGCGGAATTGGACAAGGTCGGTATATCGTCACGCAAACTAAACGACGCGCAAGCCAATATACGGCGTTCAGTGCAAAGCACGAATGAAGAAATGCAGCAGCTCGCTGTTGGGCTAAAAGAAGCTCAAGCTGAATCGAAGCGGCTTGCCAAAGAGTTGTCAAACACAAGCCAACCCACCAAAAAATTAGAGCGTGATTTTGATCGCGCTCGCAAAACTGTTCAGCGATTAAAAGATGAGCAGTTAGAGCAAATTCAAGCACTGCAACGCACCCGAGGGGAACTAGACAAAGCCGGAATATCGTCAAAAAACTTGAATGCAGCGCAGGCCAGTGTCCGCGATTCAATGGGAAGGACGACTAACGAAGTTAAGAATTTAGGTGCGCAGCTAAGGTATACGCGGGATCAGGCCGCCAAGAAGCTTGCCGACCCAACGGACAACCTTGAAAAAGGGGCGCGATCCGCCGGTAATGAAGTTGAATCTCTTGGCGCTAAGGTAAAGCGGGCCGCGACGATTGCGATTGGCAGTGCAGCGGCCTTTTTTGGTATTCGTGAGGCGATTCGAGGCATCACTGGCATCGTTAAAGTGGGTGGTGATTTTGAGATCCTGCAAGACCGCCTAGAATCTTTAACCGGATCCGCAGAGGCTGGCGAGGAAGCTTTCGCATGGATTAAAGATTTTACCAAAAATACGCCTTTCCAGCTTAACGAAGTGACCGACGCATTTGTCCGGGCGAAAGCGTTTGGCCTCGACCCAATGAATGGCACGCTTAAGGCCGTGGCCGATCAGGCAGCCAAAACGGGTGGAGGGATCGAGTCGCTCAACGGTATTGTTAGCGCTCTCGGTCAGGCTTATAGCAAAGGTAAGCTGCAAACCGAAGAAATGCTACAGCTGATCGAGCGCGGCGTACCCGCCTGGGATTTACTCGCGGAGGCAACCGGGCGCAGCACCAGCGAACTGCAAAATATGGCAAGCGCTGGTCAGTTGGGGCGCCGAGAATTACAGCTACTGATTGATCAGCTCGGTAAGTCGGGTGCGGGAGCCGCTGAGAAACAAATGAGCAAGCTGCAGGGGCTTGTCTCGAACCTGAAAGATACCTTTGTTGAGTTTCTTAACGACGTAAACAATGAAGGTTTGCTGGAGTACGTTAAGGCTCAAATCAAGGATCTTGCCAGTGCATTTGAAGAGATGCGCGCTAACGGCGAGCTGCAGGAGTGGGCAAAACGAATTTCGGATTCGATTATCTCCTTTGCCGAGGCAACCAAGGCCACCGTGTTTGCGATAACCGAGCATATTGGTGTTATTACCTTGCTTGGTAAGGCGTACGCAGCCCTAAAACTTTCTAATCTTGTTACAGACATTCGTAATGTGGCTGGCGCTATGGTTGGCCCACTTGCGACTGGTGCTGGCGCAGCGGCAACAGCAACCCAATTCCTGTCGAGGGCGATGCGCGTTATTCCTTGGCTCGCAGTATTTAATGCGGCCCAGAACACCGCAGAAGCTTATTTTAAGATGCGGGACGCTCAGCGAGAGCTGGCGAAGTCCGAAGCGCTAGGCGCAGAAGTTAAAGAGCGTGCACTTGAACAGCTGCGGGAATTTAATGAACAAACCGGACTTAACGCCCAAACCACAAAAGAAGCGATCCGGATCCAGGATGAAGGGATCGTCATTCTGGATGAGTACACCGGAAAATGGCGCCTCGCCTCGCAAGAAATCTCGGCAGGTGAAAAGGCTCAGCGCGCCCAAGCGGCGGCCGCAAAATCGGCGCGCGCCGATTTGCTCGCCCTTGATGCCACGGTAAGCAACCTTACTGGAAAATTCAAAGAGAGCCGCAAAGGTGGCGAGGATCTCGATAAGTCGATCGCTGAGATGGCCGACTCAGCCCTTAACAGCGGGGCTGGCGGCATATCAGAACTATCACTTGCTATTGAACGACTTGCCATTGAAGGGCATGCCACCCGCTCAGAGTTATCGGAAGGCTTAGGTTCTTATCTTGAGGGGCTGAGTAAGGAAAAATACACAGCATTTGGCGAGGCTGTATCCGACGAATTAAAGCGGATCAAAGAAAGCGCGGATAAAACAACGAACCGCCTGTCGTTTATGCAAACGGTACTAGAGGCGAGTTTGGTAGCGGCTGCGAAGCGTGCTGGCGTCGATATTGGACAAGTTTTAACGGGCATAGACAAAGAGGCGCAAGCGTCGATCAATGCTTTTGCTAATCTTGCTAAAGAGATTAAACAGTCTGGGTTAACTGGCGACGAGACAGACAAAGTATTAAAAGCGGGTCTTGCCAAAACACTCAAAGACCTCGACAGCACCGAAGAAATTAATGCAACGATGCTAGCGCTTGATGCTTTAGGCGAAGCTGGCGTTTTGTCGTCTGCTCAGGTGGCTGAATTAACCGCGCAATTACAAACCCGTGCGCAAGAAATAAAGTCCGCTCTTGAGGACGCTGCAGGAAAAACCGACGCATTAGGTGACGCCGGAAAGACTGCAGGTCGAGATGTTTCCGAGGGAATGGATGATGCTACTGAATCGGTCAAAGAATTCGGAGAGGAAGCAAGCCGCGCTGAGCAAGCCATTGGCGACACCGCTACTCGCGCAAAAGGAATTGCCGAAGGTGTGTCGTCATTTTTCAATACAGTAACAGCAAACCTGATTTCACTTAGCCAGAAAGCACACGACGCCTTTATTAACGCGACAGGTGGAGAAGCTGCGCAGAGAGGGCTTGAAGAGTACAGGGCAAAACTGGAGGCCGTAGAGGGGCAAATTCGCAGCATGACCAATGCTGTTAGTGCGGATCGATCCGGTGTTATCAACTGGATGAAAGACACCTCTATAGCGGCATCGCAGGTAGAAGCCGACTTCTACCGCCAAAAAATTGCCTTAGATGACCTTGTTCGCAGCATAGAGACTGGCGGCCTTGCTGGCCGAAATATGTCGGACTCGATTGACACGCTTGGCCGCCGCTTCGACCTTCTCGATGATCAAGACTTGTCGCGCCTACAAGGTGCTATTCAGCGGGTTCAGGGTGAAGTGCTAGGCCTTAACGATTCACTCCAGGACACCATATCAAGCCTTAAACAAGAACTCGCGAGCCTGCAAGGCGACAACGAACAGCTTGAGCAATTACGCTATCAAGAGCAGCGTCTCGAGCTAGAAACCCAGCTCCAGCGCGCACGAGGTCTCGGTGATCGTGAAGCAATAGCCGCCGCTCAGGAGGCGCTCAAACTATCTCAGCAGGCTTACAACCTTCGAGTAGCCGCTGCCAAACAACGCAGCGATGAAGAAAAGGCCCGCGCCGCTGCTGATGCTGCCGCGTTAGAGCGCCAGCGTCAGCAGGACGAAGTTAATCAGCGTGAACAGCAGTCACAAAAGGCGCGGGATACCCGTCAAGAGCAGATCGGGCAAAGTATCAAACTCGTTTTACCCAAAGGTGGTGAGGCCAAGCTCAGCGGCGACCCCGACGACATTAATAAATTATTGGATTTCCTCGCTGACGCGGGGCTAAGGGCGACAGCGCAATGACACTGGACGAGATTGATCTCACCGATAACTTAGTTTGGCCAGATGAATACCAGTTCAACCAGATCGAGCAGTTCCGTGATCGCAGTTTGACTGGCGGACTGATTATTCAGGAAGGACTTAAGCAATACGGTCGGCCGATTACGCTTGAGGGTTGGTTGTCGCGATCAGTCGTGGAAGCGCTTGTCGCAAAGGAGGCAGGCGCCGGAGTGGTAATGGATTTGGTGCTACCCGATGAACGCACGTTTTTCGTGACATTTGATCGCAATAATGTCGCCGTCGAGGCGCGTCCAATTTTCCCCTACACCAAGGCGAGTACAGATCCAGCGTGGTACTACGACGTTGTGCTGCGCTTAATTACGGTAGAAGGAGTATAGCAAGTGGCCATTACCAGCGACGACATAAAATTAATGCAGCCAGAGCGGCTGACAGAGAATTCCGACGGTGGCGGCCAAATGACCGGGCTGCCAGTGATCGACGGCGACATAAACAATCTGTTTGATGATGTGTCCCGGATCGACCGCACTTACGGCGATGTCAGTTTACGTAAAGCTTTTTTAAAAGTGGATACGCCCACGGCCGATCTTTACCTTGATGCGCACAGCATTTTAAGTGCACAGCCTGCCGACCCCAACGTCACTGGCCTGCTGTTCACAACCGAGGATTTTTACGACGAGCGCGCCTCGGCCCGCTCGCGTGTTGAGTCGTTTGTTGTGCCGGGGCCAGTGCTGACGCTACAGCTGAGGGGCACGCAGCTCAAGGGGCAAAAATCGATTATCTGTTATGCCCCGCGTGTAAATAACGCTAAACCGCCAGAAATTGGACAAACATATATGCTGCAAATAGAGGATGACTTGTCGACCCAGCAATTTATAAAAGCACTCAATGTTGAGTCATCGAGGGAAGTATTTTCGTACTATAACCAGAATACGGTCGTTAATTTTACGGCTGATCAGTATGTGCTGCAGCTATCGTCGGCGCTGGTTAGAGACTACCCAGCTAGTGACCCAAGCCCGCTGGCGGACAACGCATCGCGCATACACGGCACCCAGCCAGCATCGTCGGCAAAATATTATGGCTCGACTCGGCTCGCCGATGATGTGACCGCAGGCGCCACCAGCGTTGTTGTTACCGACACCTTTGCACCGATCATTCCCACCGCAACAAGCGAGACGCCGTTTATTGATCAGCGCCCCGGTGGTTTCGTCAGTCAGGTCATTGCGGCAGGCAATACCGAGATCGATATCAGTGTTGATGTCGTGAGTGGGACGAGTGTCACCATGCCGATGGCAATTATGCCTGGAACTCTCACCCTTGATGCAGGCGAAATCTACACCGACAAGGGTGGCGTGTTCGTTGATTCCGGCGGCTCTCAAGGGGTCTATGAAGGCAGTACCATTAGCTACGAGTCCGGCATTATTCAGTGGGGCAGTACCGCGCCATCCGGCACCCGAACAATCAGCTATATTCCGGGCGCGCTGCGCCAGCAATTGCCGAACACAGGCAAAATTGAGATCGACGAAACGAACCGCAATTTTAACTACGTGTTAAGCCTTGATCCGCCACCATCACCGAAGACCTTCTTTGCGAGCTATCAATACCTCGGCAAGTGGTACGACATTTACGATGACGGCAGCGGCGTGCTCACTGGTGATGGCAGCGGTCAGGTTAGCCATGCCACCGGTTCGGCTGTGCTTACATTGCAAGCGCAACCGGACGCGAACTCCGTTATTTTTTACCGCTGGGCAGAGCCGAGTATTTACACCGAGGACGCGGCCAATAGCTTTAGCAGCACCGCGCCAGTGTACTTTGGCTTGAGTCATGGCCAGGTCGTTGCGGGGTCGGTCACGCTGTCGTGGGACTCAGGCGGCAACCTCAAAACGGCCACCGATGCGGCGGGCGACGGCGTGCTCAGCGGCGACGCCAGCGGCAAAATCAATTACGCCGCCGGGCTTATTGAAATTACATCGGCACCGTCGCCGGATGGTAACTGGACGATCGATTACACACACAAAGACGGTGGCGAGTTGTCTGCCGCTAACGCATTGCCGAACAACACCGATCAAAGCGATATAGCCCTCACCACGGCTGCGAATATCGAGCCGGGATCTGTGCGCTTTACATTGGAAAAGGCCATTTTGCGGGAGACCCGCGACGACAATAATATTTTGTTAAGCAGCTGGTATTACCGCCAACAGCATCAGCTTAGCGATAACGGCCAAGGCAATATTATTGATCGCCGGGAAAATATTGTGGCGGGTACGGTTAATTACACGACTGGGGACATCACGGTTACCGGCTCCCTATTTTTGCAAAGCATTAACAGTTGAGGTAAGGCATGAAAAACAAAGCGAGCCTAATCAATGGAACGGGTGGGGGCGGTGCAGCATGGCTTAATCAGTCCATCGTCTACACTGCTGAGCCTGCAATACAACACATTACTGAGGGGAGCACGACGGTTTATTATCAGCTTGCGGCAGGTTCAGAGAGCGCGGCTCAGGATGTGTGTGTAGCGTCTGACCAAGCGTGGAAATTTCGGTTATCTACCGAGGGGCAGGTCGTGCCCGGCAGTGTTGTTTTAGAAATTGACGGTGTTTATTGGTTTGACGATGGCGGTGGGCGCTTGCTGCGCAACTACAATGCCAGCACGGGCGTCGGCACCGTCGATGGCTCAATCGATTACAGCACCGCAACGGTCACGATTAACCATTACTCAGGGCGGCCCCTCACTGCAACAGTGACGCCAATCGCATGCTTAATCGGTGACGACTGGAGCGTTATAAAAGCCTCGGAATTCCGCACGATTGCTGCGCCATTGCGGCCCAACGGATTCAATGTGCGGGCAAATGACCCCGCAACAAATACGCAGTACAACGGTAACGCCGACAACGAAGGCACGGTTACCGGGGACGGTATTACGGGATCTGTGAATTTACAAAATGGGGTCGCGTCACTGACATTTCCGTACCCAGTGTTGGCGTCAACATTGTTTTATAACGCGGTGAGCTATAAGCAGATCCCGCTTAATCCCGATATTCTTGGCCTTGATCCGGTGCGCTTGCCAGCCGATGGACGGGTTCCAATTTTGCGTGATGCCGATATTCTGGTTTTGACGCATACCCAAAGCGATTTAATCGACACGCCCAGTGACGGCCTGGTTATTAATGCCGGGCGAGACAAGCTTTATGACGCGTGGATAGAGGATGAAACAGGTGTCCGACTCGCCGCAGCGCAATACACCACCGATCTCGACGCAGGCACGGCAACACTTGCAAGCCCGTTTACAGCGGAAGACGAGGAGAGCAATGCACTGACCGGCGACGTGTATTTTGTGCATCGCGTTGACGACATGGCGCTGTGCACTGAGGCCCGCATCGACGGCACCTTGCAGCTTGCGCAGCCAATTTATCATGACTTACCTGCCGCAGATACGTGGGTCGCCTCAGCAGTGTATCTCGGCAATTTGCGCGCGCGAGTAAAAGACTGGGAAAGCTACACGACTGACCCCGGTGACTACGACGGCGCAGGCACGCCGACGAACGCGCAATACAACTTAATCGCTTATCCCGTTGCAATCGATAATCGGGGAAGTGTTCCTGATCGCTGGAAAATCAAATTCACATCCACCACGTCTTTTGATCTGTTCAGCGAGCACCGTGGGCTTATTGAAAGCGGCAGCATTGCGGTTGATTTTAGCCCGGCCAATCCGCAGACCGCGACCCCTTACTTTACGATTAAAGCGGACGGCTGGGGCACGGGCTGGAGTACGGGAAATACCTTGCGCTTTGATACTGATGCTGCCGCCGCGCCGCTATGGCTGATCAGAACCGTGTTGCCGGGCCTCGCGACCGTTGATGATGATCAAATGAAAATAGAGCTGCGGGGAGACCACAATTAATGACCGTGACAATTTATAAAAGCACTGACGCGAATGCGCCATCATTACCAGCTAATTCTGCTGGGGGCCAGGCTTGGTTTATGAACTTGCTTAAAGCCTGTCTTGTAGATGGATATACCGGCAAGGCTGGAGCGGGTTGGACTGTCGATTATCACGATACCACAACGGGCAAAGAGCGCATCGCACTTAGTAATGGTAATGGCATCATCGAATTTGTTTGCTGGGATTCAGCTTATATTGGAATGATGATCTGGGACAGCATTACCGCCCCTGGGGTTGGGGCGATAAGAGCGGACGCTTTTGCAGATGTGATGAGTGACGGTGTAAACGGTTTTAAGCATCAATGCAGACAATTGCCCGGCACATCAAGTGAAAGTATTCCGTCAATTCATTCGGGTAATTTTAATAATGCGGCTACTGCGTGGACAATTTACGCAAACGATAAGTCAGCGTGGATTCGTTTCCATTATCCTTATGGCAATAGTGCCGCGGATGCGGGGGACACTCTGTCATATGCGTATGCTTTACATCCAGTTGTTTTTTTTGGCGCTGTAAAAGGCCCCGATCTCGGTCGTGATGATTTAGGGAATTTTTCGATAATATATGGTCAGCATAGCTCAGCAAGCTCGGTGCCAAACTGGAGTGGCCAAGAAAACGCCATTTATGCCATTTCATTGCGCACTCCTATGGCCACTATTCCTGACTATGTAGCTAACGGATCCGTGTTTGATTATGCAAGGCCCTCTATCGAGTTTGAAGATTTAAACCCTTACAGTTCCTTGCGCCGATTTTCGCCTGTATTCATTTATTACCAAGGCAACGACGCGCCTAAGCCATCCGGAGTGCCTGCCAATTATGGGAAATACCATTACGCACAGTTGCCAGGCGTTGTGTATTTAGCCAATTCAGACTCATCTTACGGTGGGTTTTGGGCGAGGTATAGTCAGTATGCAAGCATGAGCTGGAACCAGCAGCCGATCACTATTGGAGGCTTAAATCTCATGCCGTTCGGGTTTGCAGCCAGCTCTGGCGATGGTGCGGCATTGACCGATAATCCGGCGTGGTGGCCCTAATGACTACTCAATATATTTTTGAGCAGATCATTGAAACCCCATCGATCCAGTGGGTGGATTACGCGCTGACCATTGTCGATGACTCCCCCGACGACGTAATTCCCTTGCGAGCTTGGATTAATAACAAGCCGTCGTTTGCGGCGGGGGTAAAGTCAGGCGCTAGCGTGCTGCGCCTCGCTCCCGCTTACCTGCCGCAGTTTGTCACTTTTATGGCCATAAAAGGCGACGGCCAAAAAGTGTATTTCTCCCGCGATATCGACCTCTTAAACGATGTCGCGATAACGATCTATGCGATAGATGAGACTGGGGCAGGCCCTGGTGGTGGCGGTGGCCAAGCGCATATTGCGGGCACGGTGACTATTGACGGTACCGCCGCCGTGCGTGACGTGATTATTATTAGCGACGATAAAGCCAATGGCCGCACCGTGCTCGCCGAAGGCAGCAGCGCGGGCGACGGCAGTTTTGATATTAACTATAGCGATTGGGGCGGCGCTGTTATTGCGCTTGCCATAGACGAATACGGGATCGCGTTTTCGCCGGAAACCGCCCTTAATAGCGGCGAGATCGTCCATCCCACAAGCCCGAATGGCTACGTTTACGAAGTAACGGCAGCGGGCACCACTGCCGCCAGCGAGCCGAGTTGGCCGACAAGCGGTAGCGTACAGAGTGGCAGCGCGACGTTTAATACAAAACCCTATTATCGACCTATCGCTAGCGGGCCACTAACAGGTGAGCTGCTGCCATGACGTATATTGTCGAGCCGTGGGATGGCGTCGATCTGCCATTTTCAATTGCGCCGCATAGCGTCATTGACCCGCTGCTTGTCGAACTGAATTTCGAGCGCAATTTCGACCCGCTGCCTTGGCTGTCGCCAAGCCTTCATGCCGAGTGGCGGGCGCGCTTACAAAGCGCAGTGACAAAACAAGGCGAGTTTACCTTTCCGTCTGTGGCGGCTGATCGCGCAGATCATCACAGCGGCGCGGTGTGGGGGCAAGCTGATTTCATCGCAGCGCCTAGCGCACTACTGTTTGCTGCGGCAGAAAAAGGCGATGCAATTCGCGCTGGGGTGTGGGGTATTGCTGAGCAAAAGGCCAGTGCATTGACGCTAATATGGAACCGCACTGTGATCGCGGACGCCATGAATTTGCAAAGCTGGGATCAGGGCACGGCCATCGACCTTGTTAATTATTCGGCCCGCTGGAAGGTGAGTGGTATTGCCGACGCGGCGCGGTCGGCGTCATGGTTTAGCGTTAATTTGGCGGGCAAAGTTTACAACGACGCTGCCGCGAAAATGGCACTACACAATACCGATAATGCGCTCGGCGTGGTGCTTAATTTCTCTGGCGATCCAAATCGGCTGCCAAGCCCCGTGGCAGTGCAATTCGCTTTTGGCTATGTGCCCCACGCACGGCCGAGTGTGCCCCACGACATCTCAATCACAATCACTGCGCGCCAAGCGAACCCAAGGGATGCTATTGACCGGATACCTTGGGGCCTTGGCGACAGCATTTGGCTCGACTGGAATTTGCCCTATCCGGTAGATCCAAATTTACCGCCAGGGCCGGAACCCGGCGAGATCCCAGACATTAAAGTGGTATACCTCACAATGAACACACTACAGATCGAAACCATCATCGGTGAAATACCGCTTGATGTGCAGGACGTTGGTATAAGCCTCGATATCGACTCGCTGAGCTGGCAATTTAGTGGCACGGTGTACGGCGAAGCTTCGCTGAATTTAGTTAGCCCCAGTGAATCGGGGATGAAGGAAATCAGTGTCACCATAAATGGCCACAACTGGTTGTTTATGATCGAGCGCTATACGAGCGACGAGCAGTTCCCCACCAAGAAGTTTGGCATTACAGGCATAACGCGAACGCAATACATGGCAGCACCGTTTGCGCCGACGCGATCCTACACCAATGCGATTGCCACAACAGCAAAGCAGGCCCGTGAAAACGAACTCGCCAGCACAGGTTTTACGCTTGTATGGGCGCTGGGTGGTGATGCCGACCTGCCGGACTGGACTATACCCGCTAGCGCACTGAGCTATCGTGATCGCAGCCCCGCGCAAGTCATAGGGCAGATCGTAAAAGCCGCAGGCGGCGTAATGATCCCGAGCCGTAATAGCGACGCGTGGACAATACAGCCCCGCTATAGCACTCCGTCTTGGCAGTGGAGCGGCGCCTCACCTGACGTGGTTATCTATATCGGTATGGTGCGCAGCAGGTCTGCGACCTTTGAACCGGGGCCAAGCTTCGACGCATGCTATGTAAGCGGCATTAACCAAGGTGAGGCCGTGGAGGTGCGTAGGCAAGGCAGTGGGGGCCTAAGCCCAATGCCTGATATTTATGACGACCTGATAACGGACGCCCAGCCAGCAATAAGCCGTGGTAAGGTCGAGCTATCTGCCGCAGGTAATAAAGTAATCGAAACCCTTGCGGTACTACTTCCCGAGAATGCAGCAGCACCGGGCATAATAACGCCGGGCCAAATAGCTAAAATCATCCATGATGACGCCGAACAGGACTATTTCGCGTTAGTGCTATCGACACGAATCTCCGTGCAGCGCGCTGGCGCTGCCGAGATCTATCAAAGCGTAACGCTGGAGCGTGCTGCATGAGTACCCGCAATCCTTGGTTGAAATTCAGCAAACTGCTCAAAGGCGAGGGGCGCACCGTCGTCACCGTACAAAGCAATAACGGCGACGGCACAAGTACGGTCACCACCCGCGACGGTACAAGTATTAAAGTTAAGGGCGAGGGCGTGGCCGCGACCAAAAAGGCAATAATAGAAGGCGGCGAGCTGCGTTACGAGGTGCCAAACCTTAGTAGTTCGGTTGTTGAGGTGTAAATAGGAAAGAGACAGCGAGTGGCATGGTGCGCGAACACCAAGCCACCCGCCCACAGTAGATAGCACTGTGAGCCAAGGCTGCCCCGCTCGATCGAGCAAAGGGAGCCTACCAGAAATTGTGGAGGTTCACATGCAGGAAATAAGGTGTAGCCGGTGCAATCGGTTGCTAGTAAAAGCAATATTTATTCGCATTGAGGCCAAGTGCCCTCGATGTAAGTTCTTTAACAATCTGAGTGCCCCGAGCACCTTGAGCGCCCCGAGCGCCATTAAAGGTGCTCGTCATGATCAAATTACACAATCGGGATTGTCTGGCCATACTGGCAGAGATGGAGAGTAATAGCGTCGATCTGGTAGCGACAGATCCCCCATATTATCGAGTCAAAGCTGACGCTTGGGATAATCAGTGGGCAAGCGAGGCTGAATTTATAGCCTGGCTTGAATCGGTAGTGATTGAATGCGTCAGGGTGTTAAAACCTACAGGCGGCCTCTATATGTTTATGGGGCCGAAAATGGCAGCCAGTGTTGAGCGAATGATTGCAAAGCATATGGTCGTCGAAAATCACATCGTTTGGATCAAGCCATCAGGCATGCATAAGCGGTAATGCCGAGCGAGCCTTCGCCGTTATTTCCCAGCTACTGAGCGCATTATATTTGCGACCCAGCGCGAACATTCTGAGTCCAAAGCGCAGCATGCAGCAATTGCTGAGGCTTGTGAGCCGGTGATTAGTTACTTAAGGGATGTGCTCGCGGGGAGCGGTTTAAGTCAGTCAGATGTAGATCGGGCGATTGGTGTCCAAATGGCGGGACACTGGTTTGGCCGGTCTCAGTGGCGGCTTCCCACTGAGGGTCAATATAAGCAGCTTCAACACTTGTTTAATGGTGGTTTAATTCGGTCTTATTCAGACGTTAAAGCCCAGTGCGATGCCCTAGTAAATGATGCAACCAAACCGGCAAAACGCCACTTCGACCTAGACGGCCGCGAGTGGTTTACTGATGCGTGGGTGTGTCCGCCGGTGCAGTTTTATCCCGGCAAACACCCCTGCGAAAAGCCAATGTCCATGATGGAACACATCATCACAGCCAGCAGCCGACTAGGTGACGTAGTGTTTGACCCGTTTATGGGAGGAGGGACGACGGGGGTGGCGGCCGTGGGTACTGGTCGGAGGTTTGTAGGGTGTGAGTTGGACGGCGATTATTTCTTAGTCACGTCAGACAGAATTTCTGAGACAATACTGGATCATCCAAGAAGTAAGGCTCATCAATCGAGTAGTACACTGATCAAATTCGATAATTAAGGGGATAGCTAATGCGAGATAATCTATACGAAAGCCTTCGTAACCACGCTGAAGAGCACGAATCGCTCAAAGGCCATTTCGTCGATTTTGTGGGCAGACTGGAAGTACTATTCGGCCCTGAGGGCCAAACGGGAGTTCAATTTGAATTCGGCGCATACGATCAGGGTAAGAGCCTTGAATTCGAGTTCTGCGGCAGAAAGGCGAGAATTGAATGGATACCTGTCCTATGCTCAGAAAAAAGCCAATTCGGTGATTACAGCGTTCTTAATGGGCTGATGGTGGTGAGTACCCCTCGATTGCTAGATGGCGACCGTGAAGAAACATTCCGAGTGACCTTTGCTCAAGCTGGTCAGGCCGAGGTCAACGAGAAGTCAATCAATATTGGCTATGACAACGGCGCGGCGTTTTTGATGCACCACGTAATCGATAGCCTTTTGAGGAAAGTCCCGCTTTAG